GGTCAGCCTTAACACGCACTCCTGCACGCATTACTTGTAGGTAAGAGAAAAGGCTATGTCCTTGTATGCCATGTGGATGTCATTGCACTCCATTTACTTATCAGCTCCTTTGAATGCGGTGACAGATGATTGCAGTGAGCACTTCAATGCAAGCTTACTCTTCTGGCTAGAGGGCAAAGAGCAAAGCAGTAAAGAGGTTCAACAAATTAGATATGCTTACATGGACGTCTGCATGGACAACATGATTTCTCATGATCCTTTAAAGATCATGGCCAAGTGGGAGCTATTTTCCAGAAGCCGGTTGTGCATATGGATGAGAAAGAGGGTCATCAACTGCTTCATGAACATGAAGCCAGGGCAGAGATACACTTCTGATGCAGAGTTTGACATTTCAGAGTTCGACAAGACTTTAGACAAGGACTGCAACTTGGTCTCCTGGGTGACTGGTCGACGAGTGGGCAAGTTTGAAATAGCTCTCAACTTGTCATACTTTGGTGTCTTGCATAACAAGGAAGATTCTAAGGAAATGCATGGCTTCCTAAAGATATTCCAAAAAGTAGTCAGTGAAGAGCTCAAGATGAGAGATGCTAGAACGGAGAACATGGGCACAGCATCGGCCGGGCAAAAAGAACTCAGGTCTCATGAATTCAACTCTGACTTTGTATGTGCCATAGGAGACACACTAGCAGAGAGGCTTGAGAGGAAGCATCCAAATCACAAAGAGTGGATACTGAGCCGGTGTACAGAGAAGTTGCTAGGCAGAGAAATTGAGAAATTAGCAACCATGAAGAAATCTGCTACTGGGGAACTTTGGAGAGAAGAACACATCAGAGACTCAAGGGAAAATGAGCGGGTCACCTGCCTGGAGGCTAGTGTCCACATGATGGAGAAAGGAGTTGATCACAAAGTCATGAAGCAGATCGGCACCATGGCTCGCCAGATCCAGACAGAGTATGGAGGAATTGTGACCAATGTTTTCAAGAAGCTTCAAATTGGGGGTGTTCGAGAAATCTTTGTCCTGGAGTTTCGATGTAGAATAGTGGTTCACTTCGTGGAGACCATATGCCGAACAATCTGTGATGAAATGGACAACGAGATGCTAACCAAGGGAGATGGCAAGCTAGCAAGAACGGACAATCACTTTGCAAGTGTCATGTCAAGAATGAAGCCAAGTAGAATGACAGCCACTGTCATCAACTCTGACGACGCCACAACTTGGGCGCAGAGATTTGTAATGCCTGTGTTTGGTTGCTTTCTATCACGCCTGCTACCTCGTGAGCTGCTGGAGCCTGTCATGTTTGTGCTCAATCTGGTCACTGAAAAGAAACTGGAGTTGCCACATCAGCTGCTAGACCTGTATGACAAGAGACCAGATGTGGCAGGTTTTGATGATGGTATGAATGAGTTGAAGGATCAGTACATGGGACTGAGTGCACACAATGATCTTCTGAACCCCAGATCCAGGATGCTGAAGAACAAGTCTAACATGATGCAAGGCATACTCCATTACACTTCCAGCTTGCTCCACTCAGGCTATCTGTATCTTTGGGAGGATTTTGCCACTGAATCACTCAAGCTAGGCTTGCGTAACATGTATTCTCTGAGTCCTAAAGAAATGAACATCATCTCCACAACCAAAGTCTCATCTGATGACTCTTCTTGTATAATGACTGTGGTAGTGGAGAAGGACCCAGCAGAAGCCACGGAGAGGCAAGTAGCACAAATATCTGAGCAGAATTTGAGAATGATGATAAGTGTACTGACTGAAGCTAAGGCCAAGCTGTATCCGCTTTTTTCAGCAAAGCAGAGTGTTGAGAAGAGCTCTACGTCTGGCCATTCCAATGTGGAGGAGTTTAACTCACTTTGGTATTACAAGAACACACTAATAACTCCAGCCATCAAGTTTGTAGCTGCCTGCATCAAGACGCATCCGAACTCAAAACTGGATGATAGGTATCACACGTATGCTAACCTTCGCACAAATCTCTTTGAACATAGTGGATCGATAATGTTGTGCAATGTGTGCCAGCTGGGGCAGCTTAGCGCACATTACAAAACATTAGGATTGAGAACAAATAAGCTTTGGACCAAGTATAAAGACACTCTTATTGAGAATCCACACCCATCTATAGGCTTCTTCTTGTTGGAGCATCCACTCACTTGTGGCATGTTTGGGTATGATATGGCTGTGTACATGGCCTGTTCAAACAGAAAATTCAGGAACATTCACCTAGGTTTGTATAGGGATGAGAACTTTGAGTTCTCTGAGGACGGCAAGCCAACAGTGAGAACCTACATCTCATTCGGCCAGTCTCAAAAGTACTACTCATTCAAGAAGTCCCTAGGGATTGTGGATTCTGAGCTCAGAGAATATGTCTCTGACAACTTAATCAACATTTACAGAGAGTCACTCACTAGCTATGATGCTCTGATGCAACTAAAGATTTTGGAGCCAACCCTGCTTTGTCAGAATCCATGGCATTTCAGACAGATGCAAAGCTCCATGCTGCGTCCTCCTACATAC